GCGTGAACGATCTCGATCTCGTTGTGCTCGACGAGAGCGGTTATCGGCGAGAGGGCTTCACATGGAAGACCGAGCGCAAGTATCGCATCCTCGCACGCGGGCCGGGCGCGCTTGTGGACGGCTGGACTGGTCCCGCTGCAAATGATCCGTATGGCGTCGCGATCAAGATCAACGAAAGCGACATGCCCGTAGCGGCTGACTTCGTCTATCCGTCGATCGCAGGAAACACACTCAAGAAAATTCCCTTCGTGTTCATTGGTGCGAACGATCTCGTGCCCGAGCCCGAGGTCCCGCCGCTTATGGGCCTGTCCAATCTCGCGCTCGCGATCTATCGCGGCGAGGCTGACTATCGGCAGACGCTTTACTTGCAAGGTCAGAACACGCTCGTCATCATCGGCGGCTCGACTGACGAAGCGGCTCCGCAACAGCTTCGCGTCGGCAACAAAGGCGTCATTGACCTGAAGCTCGGCGGCGACGCGAAATACATCGGTGTTTCTGCGGCTGGCCTCGGCGAGATGCGGCAATCGCTCACGAACGACAAGGATCGCGCGGCCAAAGAAGGCGTCGCGTTTCTTGATGTCGGCAATTCGAACGGCGAGAGCGGCGAAGCTCTGCGCATCCGGACCGCCGGACGCACCACGACCTTGTCATCTGTGTCGAAAGCTTGCGGCCTCGGTTTGGAACAGGCACTCAAGTTCTGCGCAGAATGGCTTGGCGAGGACCCGGAAGAAGTAGTTGTGAAGCCGACGACCGACTTCGCCGATCAGACCGTTGCAGGCGCTTCGTTGCTTGCCTTCATGCAAGCGAAGCAACTGGGCCTGCCCCTGTCTCTGCTTTCGATGCACCGCATGATGAAGCTTAACGACATGACGGAGTTGGATTTTGAAAAAGAGAACGAGCAGATCGAAGAGGAAGCTGCGAGTATGCTTGGCACCATGGTCGGGCCGAATTTCGGAACGATCACTGATGATACGTTCTTGGACACAAGCTTGCAGCCTCAGCCCGCTCCGGGAGCAGGAACTCCGCCCGGTTCAACGACACCCGGGCAGCCACCGGCTGGTCCCGCATCGACCGCCCCGCCTAATAACAACGTCCCGGTCAAGGGTTCAGCGCAAAGCGCGGGCTACACGCGCGGCTCGCCGGTCCCACTGAAGAAGAAGGTCGGCAAGAAGGGCGCGTCGGCAAAATGAGCGACCCTCACGCAAAGCGCATCGTTGACGTGTTCAACGATGCAATCGCTATCGTGGACAAGAGCGAGCCGATCATCCGAAACATGATCGAGCAAGATATGTTTGGTGTCGCAGGCCTCGATCCGGAAGGCAAGAAGCTAAGCAAGGGCGCGACATCGTCCAAGGCGCTGGCGCTGAAGATCGCGACAGTGCGGCATCAACACATCACGGCGGCGTTCCGCCATCTCCGAGAGCATTTGCCCAGCGATGTATAATCCAACGCAAGCGCGAAATAATCACGGCGAGTTCGGCACCACGGATGTCCCTCTCAAGGGCGACGCTGCCGCTAGTGCGGCTGTAACTCAGCAACCGATCAAGCCCCCGGACGTGCACCCTGCCGCACGGATTGGGGCGAACAGTGCTGAGGATGCAGCCGCGCAGGCGGAGAAGGTCGCGGGCGGATACAAGCCGCTTGAGGGCCTGCCGCAGAAGCCGATCGAATTGAACGGCGAGTGGTACGTGCCCGGCCCGATCGGTCGGCTCAAAGATGCTGCCGAGAAATACATGCAAGGCTCGGGTCTCACGTATGATCCGCCGAAGGACTACGCGAAGCTCGACAAGGATCGCGCCGCGAAGATCGCCGACGCCTACGAGGAGATGAAAGACGCGCCAAAAGACAAGGCCGTCAAGGCGAGCTACAACGCGCTCGCGAAAGAGACGCTCGACCAATGGGAAGCGATCAAGCAAACCGGCTTGAAGGTTGAATGGGTCAAGCCCGGCCAGACCGACCCGTATGCGCAGTCGCCGCGCATGGCCGCGATGGACGTGAGCACGAACAACCATTGGTGGGGATTTCCGACCGACCTCGGCTACGGAAACTCGACCGACAAGAACACGTCGGCAAAAGACAATCCGATGCTACGCCCAACCGGCGAAGTGATCGACGGGCGTCCCGTAGTCGTCAACGATGTTTTCCGCATCGTGCACGACATGATGGGCCACTTGAAAGAGGGAAATGGCTTCAGGGCCGAGGGCGAAGAGAACGCTTGGCGATCACACGCCGCGATGTATTCGGACCTCGCCCGCCCCGCAATGACGAGCGAGACGCGCGGACAAAATTCGTGGGTCAACTACGGCCCGCACGGCGCGACCAATCGCACGGCAGACGCCGAGCACACGATCTTCGCTCCGCAGAAGATTGGGTTGATGCCTGAGTGGACAGAGAAGGAAGGGCGCAAATGATCGCGACCCCAGAGGAACACGAGCATGATGGTCATAGCTTTGATCGACATCGTTGTCGCACTGGCCGCAAGGTGCCGACGAAAATTCACGGACAAGAGCTAGTCGCTCATGCAAAACTGATCTTCGCAATGGACACGCAACGGATCGAGGCGGCCATCAAATTCGGTATGGCATCCGGCGACGATCACACAGACCTTGCTCACCGCGTCATTGGCAGCCGCGAGTTTAACGGCGTCAACGGCGTGACTGAGCACACGAGGCAACACATCTCTCGACTTGGTCGCGGGCTGTTGCATAAACGTAAAACCCGGATGGCCGGGGCTTCGACGGATGGTCCGAAGAAGTAAGAGAAGGAATTGAGACATGAGACTGAAAGCCGTATACGCGACCGAAGATGAAATCCCGGAAGGCTATGCCGATCTGTATTCAGAGCGGAATGGCCAGTGGGAATTGACTGGCGTCGAAGGCGTCCGCACCCCCGCAGACGTTGACCGCGTACAGGAAGCGCTTCGCAAAGAGCGCAAGGATCACGCTATCACCAAGGCAGCACTTCAGCCGTTCGAAGGCCTTGATCCCGAGGCTATCGCCGAACAGGCCGTCGCGCTCGAAAACGCGACTGCTCAACTCGAAGCCATCAACAAAGATGGCCGGATCGACGAAGCCAAACTGGAGCCGATCATCGCGGCTCGCATCAAGCAAGCCGTTGCTCCGATGGAGCGCGAGAAGACCAATCTGGAGCGACAACTCGACGCGCAGCGCAAGCTCGTGAACGAGCGCGAAGGTGAAGTCGTTGCACTGAAGACCACCATCACCACCGGAAACGTCGAGCGTTCGATCCGCGAAGCGGCTGCCACCGCGAAGCTGGTCCCGACCGCCGTGTCCGATGCGGTGCTTCAGGGCTCCCGCGTGTTCGAAGTGACCGATGAAGGTCGCGTCATCACCAAGGATGTCCCGGGCGTCGTCCCCGGCCTCACGCCGACTGAATGGCTGAAGGACATGCAGGAAAAGGCTCCGCATTGGTGGCCGCCTTCTGTCGGCGGCGGCTCGCGCGGCGGCAACGCCAACGGCCCGCTCGGTCGCGCCAACAATCCTTGGTCGAAGGAAGGTTGGAGCATCACCAAGCAAGGCCAGTACATTCGCGAGTTCGGCGAAGACAAGGCCAAGGCGCTGGCCGAGAGCGTCAACAGCTATGTCGGCGCAACGAAACCGGCGGCTGCGGCTTAATCTCACCGGCCTTAAATGCCAGTTGTCCCAAAGGCGTGTCGCGAGTAAGATCGCGGCACGCCTATTCATTTGCGCGGAACCCCCACATGGCCGTAGATAATCCTTGGTCCGAAGAGTTTTGGAACCTGACCGCTCAGGGCGCGTACATCAGTTTGTACGGGCTTTCGGTTGCGCAGAAGAAGGCGCGAGAGGCAGGCTCATTTGTCGGCGCGGTTCGGCCCAAGATCGCATCGCCGACGAAGACGATTGAGCGGCATTGGATCATTCAAAAGGGCGGCGGCGGCAGCAACAGCAGCACTCCCGGCAATCGCGGCTATACTGGCGATGGTCCCCCGGGCGAGGAAGTCTGATGGCAATTCCGCGCGACGGAGATTTCTATATCCAACGCAACAACCAAGACTTTTGGTTGCGCGAGAATGGCGTGTGGATACGCAAGGGCAACATCCGCGACGAAGGTTCGGGCGGCGTTATCAGCATCAACCCGGTCACGATCCTCGGCTATGACATGGCCGCAGTCGTGCAGCGCATTCGCTATCTCGGAAGTGTTCTCGTCGATGAGGGCTTCAGCACATCAGCCGTTGTGGACCGCATCCGCGCCATCAATGCAACTATGGCGCTCGGCTCCTCTCAGGCCGCGACCATCTCGCGTATTAAGGCGCTCGTCGCCGCGCTCAATCTGGGCACGACGCAATCTAACGTTCTTACACATCTCCCCGAAAATTTGGAGATGATCACCGTTTCGATGGGTCTCGGCTACTTCGTCGATCCGCTTTCGCTCGACCGCACGCGAGAGCTTAACGTACCGATGACGTTCGGCTTCATCGAAACCGTGATCGTCGATAAGGTTCGGGAAATCGCCGCATCCATGGCGCTCGGCAATGACGAGACCGTGGCGCTCCAGCGTATCAAGGCGCTGACCGCTTCCATGGCTCTCGGATATGATGAAGCGGCGGTTCTCACACTTATTCGAACCATCACGGCTTCCATGGCGCTCGGCTATAGTGAGGCCGTCGCCATCACGCACAACACGACGGGCATCAACCTGAGCAGCACAGCTACAGGCGGCTCGACAGGCGCGAGCACGACCGTTACCCTTTCCACGGCAGCGAACGATATCGTTCTCATCTATGCGACAGTAGAAAGTTCTACGTCTTCGACCCCGAGCGTCGGCACTGTCACGAGTGCAAACTTGACCTTCTCCAGAATTGCACGTGATCAGGATACGACGAGCGCTTCCCGGACCTCGGTAGAACTCTGGGCCGCGCTTTCGCCCGGAGCACACGCGTCTGAAGTCATCACTGTTACGAACAGCGGCAGCATCGGCGAAGCCATCGGTGTAATCGGTCAAAACTGGTCGGGCGTCCACACGTCGCTTCCGTTTGAAGTCTCGCCGACTTTCGATCACAATTTTACGGCAACCGGAACTCAGGTAACCGCTCCCGCTGTCACGACGACTGATGCCAATACGGTTGTGATTGGATTTGCCGGAAACATCAATGCCCCGGTCACCGTGGGCACCGGCTACACCGCCGCAGGCAGTAAACAGCAGAACGGCGCGAGCAACGCCGCATCGATCTTCGCAGAGTACAAAGCGCAGGCGGCAGCGGCAGGAAGCATCTCTGTGCCGTTCGTCGGTTCGGTTGGGCATTGGTCCGGCGGCAGCTTCGCACTCCGGCCCAGCACCGCGACGTTCGGCACAGTCGAGCAGGTTATCACGCAACGGACATGGGCTGAAAAGCTCGTCGCGGCAGTTAGTAGCACGACCATCTCTGCGGAAGTGGGCGCGGGCGAAGTCGTGATCCTTGTTGTTGCGAATGAGAACGCGGCAGCGGGAAACGCAACAGTCTCCAGCATCAGCAGTGCGAATGGCGTCACGTACACCTTGCTAGGCCACGATGCGAACACTGGTAACCCATCGGTCGATCAGGGCGTCTATTACGGAGTATATGACGCTGCGCATGCTGGCAACGACACTCTCACCATTACGTGGTCCGCCAGCGTTGATGTCGGAATGATCTATATGTCGCTCTACTACGGCGTCGATCATGCAAGCCCGACCGCTGGCGTCTACGCGTCCCTGAAGACCACGACCGCATCTACGACACCGCAGATGACGGCGAACTTCGACACAGGCGTAAATAACGCCAAGGTCTTTGCCGCCTTGATGGGTACTAATGCAGGGCAGACCGCAGCGGGCGGCGGATGGAACGATCTTCAGCGAACCTCGAAAGTCGGAGCGGCTCGCACAGGCTTCGAGGCTATCGCAGATAAGACTATAGCCGTAAGGGATACCGCCTCTACCGTAGGCCCGTGGGGCACAGCAACAGCGCAATGGGTTATGTCCGCAATTGCTCTTCGACCCGCGCAAGGTCCGCCCGTTGTGGCGCATCAGGCGTCGCTTGCCAACTCGGCAAATACCCAATCGACACGCAGCCTAACTTTCACGAGTGCGGTTATCGGAGATGTTTTGATTATCGGCGTTGCGACTACATTCACCGGAGGCCCGAACCGGACTGTTAGCACGCTGACTAGTCCCTCCGTTTTGGGCGGCTTCACTAAGGCCGCTCAGACATTCGACAACACAGGCGGCAATGGCGCGTACCCGAACATGGAAGTCTGGTATGGCGTCGTTACGTCAGCGGGCTCAGCGGTAGCGACTGTGACACTGAGCGGCACGGCTGATGCGCTTATCCTCTTGGGTAGCCGGTATTCGAACGTCGATCCGACCACTCCGCTCAGCGGCGTCACCCCGGTCGTTTCTGGCGCGCGTTGGTCATCCTCTACGGCGATCCCGAGCATCAGCATCACCCCGGTTGATCCAAATTCCATGACCATCGGGTTTAACGCGAGCACGGTTTCGACCACGGCCTCAGCCGCACCGAATACATCCGCGATCGACGATGGGATTTCCGGACTGTCAGGATCGATGGAGTACCGCGTCGCGGGCAGCACAGTTGCACGCAACGTCGCCTTCGGCACCGCCGCGTCAAACGGCATCATCGCTCTCGCTCTGCGTCCCAAGGGAGGACTGTAAATGACACAACTAGGCGAGCGGCTCATCGCAGCAGCCAAGGATGCGCTGAAACATCCGCACATCGTCACGGGAACCGATGGCTCCCGCACGCATTACTTGGGCGAGGTCAGCATGGCGCTGGAATTGCCGCAAGCACCACCGGCAACCAAAGGGGAGTAACCTATGTCGGATATGTCTAGCTATCTCGGGGATAAGCTCCTGAATTGGATCAAGGGCTCCGCCTTTGGCACCGCGCCGACGACCGTCTATGCCGTTCTCTACAACGGCGACCCGGACAGCGGCGGCACGGAATTGACCGGCACCATCAACTTGACCCGCCAAGGGATCACGTGGGGCTCGGTCAGTGCGCGCGCTGTATCGAACTCCGCCGAGGTCAACTTCGGAACGGCGAACGCCAGTGGCACCGCGACCTACGTCGCGCTGTTCGATGCATCGTCCTCGGGCAACCAGCTTTCGAAGAAGCTGATCTCGACGGCCTCGATCACGAACGGCGAGAAGGTGGCTATCGCCATCGGCGCTCTCACGCTCAGCTACTAAAAACGGAAAACGGGCGCATCGATATTATCGATGCGCCCGTTTGTGCTTGTGGCACAGTAGTTTTCTGCAATTGCGATGGCGCTCGCTGACCGCTTGTAATTGCCAGTTGTTTCTCGGATTTGCGCGGTGTAATCTCACGCCAGAATTTGCACACCGTTGTCGGCGCTCCATGGCGAGCATTCACCGCGACGATCTGCACGAGACGCCAGAAACCTCCATGGGGCGGTTCTGCAAGTATCATTCGCCCCCAACCCATCGGAGACTAGTCTCATGGCCTCAACTCAGATTGCCGACGTTATCGTTCCCGCCGTCTTCACGCCCTACACCCAACAGTTGACGATGGAAAAGACCGCCATCATCCAGTCGGGTGTCGCGTCGCGCGACGACTTTCTCGACAACCTGCTCGCGGGCGGAGGTCTCACCTTCACCGTGCCGTCTTGGCAGGACATCGGCGACCCGGACGAGAACGTGTCCACCGACAACCCGGCCCAAGAGAGCACCGCGAACGTTGCGGCGACCTCCGCCGAAGTAGCGGTTCGCCTGAGCCGTAACTCAAGCTGGAGCACGATGCGTCTCGCCACCGCCCTCGCAGGCGCTGACCCGATGCAGTCGATCGCCTCCCGCGTTTCCGACTACTGGGTTCGCCGCCTTCAGCGCGCCTTCGTCGCGGTTGCCAACGGCATCTTCGCGAACAACGCGCTGGCCGATCCGACCCTTGGTCGCTCGGGCAACACCGGCCTGACCGCTGCTTTCGGCGTGCAGAACGACCTCACCCACAACATCAGCGGCTCCAGCTTCACCGCTGGCGTGACCAACTTCTCGGCGTCGGCCTTCATCGACACCGCGACCCTGCTCGGCGACGCTGCCGAGGACGTGACTGCCGTGTTCATGCACAGCATCGTGTACTCGACCGCTCAGAAGAACAACCTGATCGACTTCATTCCGGACGCGGAAGGCCACGTCAACATCCCGACCTTCCTTGGTCGGCGCGTGATCGTGGACGACGGCATGCCGAACCCCGCTGGCGACAGCGGCAACGGTGCGCAGACCGCAGCGGGCATCTACCACACTTGGCTGGTCGGACCTTCGTCCTTCCGTCTCGGCGTGGGCACCCCGATCGTCCCGACCGAAGTCTTCCGCTTCCCGGCTCAGGGTAACGGCGCAGGCTCCGACGTGCTCTACAACCGCGTCGAATGGTGTATCCATCCCGTTGGCCATGCCTACGTCGGCACCCCGGCGCAGCAGGGCGGCCCGACCAACGCCGCGACTTCGAACAACCTCGCCCACAGTGCTTCGTGGGTTCGGGTGTTCCCGGAGCGCAAGCAGATCAAGCTGGCCCGGCTGATCACCCGCGAGAGCTAAGCCGCTCCGCCGGATCATCCGACGCCTACCGAATAAGGGGCGGGCTTAATCGCCCGCCCCTTTCTTCATTTCAGACCCGAGGACCATGAACATGGCAAACCAGCTTTCAGGACAAACCGGCCCCTCGCCCCGCTGCTATTCGCAGCATCAGCGCCATCGCAAATTCGCTCGCGTGGGCAGCGGCGCGGATCAGTTCTCCGCCTTCCTCGCCGCGCAGGCGACCCGGCTTTCGAGCACGAGCACCCTGATCTTTGGGAAGCTCACCACGAATACCGCAGCGCGCGTCAGCGTTCAGGATACCTTCGGGCATCTCGCGTAATTGCTGAGCAGGCGCGGATAAGAGGGGGACACTTTCGTTCGCGCGGCTCGCATAGGGCCGAGGAGAAATCCTCGGCCCGACTTTTCCCTCCAACCTCAAACCCCCAGAGGCACTATGGCCACTTCCAAAGACGACCTGATCCAAGTTCTCAAGCTTCTCGCTTCCGACAATGACGCCAACTGGACCGACGACGGACTGCCCCGCGTGGACGCAGTTCAGAAGATCGCCAAGGACTTGACGATCACCCGGGCCAACATCAATGACGCCTGCCCCGGCTTCGCCCGCAACGTGATCTCTGCCGAGGCAGTCTCCGAAGTGGCCGAATACGCCGAGGCCAACCCGCTCGAATTGCTCGACGGCGACGACGGTTTCGATCCGTCGATGGAGCCCGAGATTGATGGCTCTGGCCCGCAGTTGAGTGAAGATCAGGTTCGTGCGATCCTGTCCAATCGGATCGACACCGCGAACCGGAACCTGAATGACGCCCAGCGCGCGGCGGCTGAAGCGGTCCGCGAAGTGCGGCGCTGCGAAGTTCGTCTCGACAAGGCGCATACCGACAAGAACCGGCGCTTTCCGGCGATCACCGCCGCAGCGAATATCAAGCAACATCTCGCCGCCCAACAGCAGCGATTGCTTGAGAACGTAACCGGCACCGGCGCGCATGGTCGCGACCAACTCGACCAAGCGATGGAAAAGCGGAATAGCCGAGGCTGGTCCCGTCCCTCGCGCCCTGTCGTCAACGCCCGCGCAAGGTAACGCGGCGCTCAACTGAAGGCGTCGCACATGGCTTCATCCCTTTCAGTTCTGAATAGGCGTCGCGCTCGAAACAGCGCGGCGCTCTTCCATGCGCGCGCCAAGAACGCTGAAGCCGCTCTCGTCAGTGACCCCACGTCAATGGCGTGGGGATATTTCACGTTCGCACTCAATCCGTCGAATGGCGCAACGATCACGCTTAACGGCAAGGTCGTCACGTTCGGCTCGGATGTCGGTATCGGCGGTAGCCTCTCGACGACCATGGCCTCGCTGCTCGCTTTCCTGAATGGATCATCCGATACGGAAATCGTGAAGTGCACCTATTCCGTCATTGACGGCATGCTCAACATCCGCGCCAAAGCCCCCAATCTTACAGGCTACACGCTGGCGGCCAGTGTGGCGACGCGCTCCGCCGCGACGCTTCAGCTTGTGCAAATTCGGAAGAGGTCATTCTGATGACGACTGTATTTTGCGTTCAAGATGATGGCGGCACCGCTGCCTACCTGAAGCTCGAAGCCGACACGGTCGGCGATATCCGCGTGGGCGACACCGGCACGTATGCAGGCGTCGCCTTCAATGGCACCACGCAAGGGACCGATGTCGATATTGCTTTCTTCGTCGCCGACGTGCACGTGGCCAAGAGCGAGTTCACGGTAGTCGCCGCGAACGCCAATATGGCTGACTGGCCAGCGGGCGGACTGATCACATGGACCGCCGGAGACAATTCGGCGCTCTCTCCAGCTACCTCGGTTGTGGCCGAGATGTTCGGCGCGAACGCGTACATTGATGTCGCGTTCATGTCGTCCTATCATGCCAGTCGCGGCAACTCGTTCCCGGCCTCGCCGGTTGACGGCATCGAACAAGCCATCGTCAAGGCAACCGACTATCTCGATCAGAAATTCAGCTTTGGCGGGATCAAGCTCCTCCAGTCGTTCGGCAGCAATTTCCTCACGCAACAGAACGCGGTCTTCCTCGAAAGTTGGCTCACGCCGTACACGCTCAACAGCGTGGCGTACCTCACGCCCTCGACCACGACGCAGACGACCGAGTTCCCGCGCCAAGGCCTTGTCGATTTCAACGGCGACACGGTCAACGGTCTTCCGAAGGCCCTTAAGCAGGCCTGCGCAGAACTCTCGCTTCGCGTGCTGAATGGCGTCTCGCTCCAGCCCGACTATGACAGCAGCATCGTCGGAAACGGCGGCGTCGTCTCGTCGATCACCAAGAAAATTGGCCCGATCGAGAAGTCGATCACCTATGACACCAAGCTCGGTTTGGGCTTCTTTGCCAGCTTCCCGCACGTCGATCGGCTGCTCTCGCGCTCTGGCCTTTTGAAGCAAGGTGGCGGCAGAACCGTCATTCGCTGATACCCCCTAATTGCCAGTTGGAAGCATAGGCAGGATGAGATAGTATGGCTGAGAAATTTAACTATCCCGAGACGATGCAAGACGCGCACGATATGCTCGTCGAGTTC